CCTTCAGTCGTAACTTTGAAGTGGCCATCCGAGCCAGTATCGACAACCTCAGCTTCGCTGTTGCCTTCGACAATTTTGTCTGTATCAGCAGCAGTCCCATTAGACGCAGCCGTAATACGACCTTGCTGGTCAACCGTCAGACTCGTAAGCGTGTAGGACCCTGGCGTTACTGTCGTATCAGCAAGCTTTGCTGCAGTGACAGCGTCATCAGCAAGTTTTACCGTAGTGACAGCGTCGTTAGCGATCTTTGCTGTAGTGACATTCGCATCAAGGATTTTTGTTGTGATAACAGCGTCGTTAGCAAGCTTTGCTGCAGTGACGTTGGCATCAGCAACTTTCGCTGTAGTAACACTGCCGTCAGCGAGCTTTGCTGTTGTAATACTGCCATCAGCGATTGTGACGCTTGACGTCAGGTTGGCAACCGTTACCTTTTTGGTCTGATCGTTGAGCGTGTCAACGATGGGCAGCACATCAGAACTCTGAGGCGAGGTCAGCTCAGTCAGATCAGTGATCTTTGCGTTTGCCATGACCTCTCAACCTCCTGCTAATGCTACCGCCATCACGACCACGTCGAAATAGCAACCCGTTTCCAGGTGTTGGTGGCAGTACAGATATAGATGTAATTGGCGTCCCATGCCACCTCGCCTGCCGTACCAGTAGCAGTCGCTGATGATGGCGTGTGCGTTGGCAAAATTGGACGACTGCCAAGCGTAACGTTTGCCGCTGTGATCGCAGCCATGCTTGTCAACGTGCCAGCAGACTGCACTTTGAAATCAAGCTTGCCGTCCTCAGTTGTGTCACTAGCATCAACGATGCTTGCTGAAATACTGCCGAACAGAATCTGCTCTGGAGTCGAGGCGTCGTTGTTGCCTTGGAAGTTGATGCTGCTTAAGACGTCTGCATCTTGACCAGAAACGCTGCTGCCTCTGTGGTGATACAGCGTAATGTCAGCAGCACTGACACTGACCGCTTCTGCTGACTCGATAAACAAACCAGTGTTTGCAATCGATTCTGTGATGTGAAGAGGATGTGCCGGATTGGTTTGACCAATACCAACCTTGTCGCTTTTGATGCTCAGACGTGCCGCTGTAGTACCAGCAGCTGCCGTCATCAACTGCAGTGTGCCGTCCTCACTTCCATCGGTTGTGTCAACAACCTTGCTAACGATCTGCCCATAGGCAACGTCTTCGCTAGCGGCATTGCGACCCCGAAACTCAAGATTGCCAAGATTGTCGTCGGCAGCAGGTGATGCAGAGTTGCGGTATAAAACCACATCAGGCGCTGTATCTAAGCCAGCATCAGCATTTTCGACAATGACTTGATCGGTTGTGTCAGTGCTGAAAAGATGCAGCTGTGCAGCGGCAGTACCATCACCTACCTGAAACCCAGAAGTGGTGAACTTTGCAACAAACGCATCGTTAGCGCTGACGGCAATTTCATTGGCGCCACTACGGTAAAAACCAGTTAGGTTGACATCGCTCAAAAAACCTATTGATGGTGCAGTGACTGATCCATTAGGCGCAGTCTTGTGCAGCGTGCCAAAAGAAAACTGTTTGTTCTTGTCAGCGTTGTCAGACTCGCTGACGTCAACGACAACAAACAAGTCATTAGTGTCTGGAGCAGTTAAGGCCGCCAACTGCGAAATTTTTCTGTCAGCCATCAGCCAGCCTCCAAGGCTGTGACACGAGTCTCAAGCGCCTCGATCTTAGCAATAGCCTCTTTCAAAGCGGCCGTCAGCAGCGGAACTAAGCCTTGCGGGTTGATTGACTGCTCCTCAATCTCACCTTTGTTGTTTACAGCATCTTTACCAAGGCCGTAAAGCATTTCAGGAACAATTTCACCAATCTCATGCGCAAGAAACCCGTCTTGCATTTGATCTGTCTCGTCCGCTATGTAATTAAATCTAATAGGTCTTGCAAGCTTGATTCTGTTAATTGCGCCAGTTAGCTCTACAACATTTTCTTTAAGGCGATAGTCGGAACTGTGTGTGATCGAGACAGCACTGCCGTTCCACTGAATGCCACCTCTAAACGTACCATTTGTATTGAAGTTAACGAACTTGCCAGCGCTTGCATCGTTTGATCCATAGCTCCCCATTTTGTTGAGAGTTAGCGGGCGCTCTCCATCTTGAGTGCCAATATGCACAGGCCCATCGTCCTGAATGGAAACTCCTTTTACTGTAGTTTTGTTTGAATTCGTGCCATTAGTAGGATTTACTGTTGTGGTTTGATTAGCGCAAGGACCAAACGTAAATGCAGTCGTTTGACCATCTAGCGTTCTTCCCCAAACAGAGTGTTTAATCCCGTCACGTATGAACGCCAGCGATCCATACGTGCTGTCGTAACGTAGACCTACATCAGTATTAGAGCTAAAAAACAATCCAGGAGACGAGTCAGTACCGTCCGGAAGAATTGTCCTGCCATCAGTAGTTCTTAAGTCAATGTACCCGTTATTGCTCGAATTTCTTAGTTTTAAAATGTTGGCGCTTGTATCAGCCCAAAACTGATACGCGTAAGTCGTAGAAGGTGCCGTTGTATCGCTGTGATTTGTAAAAGCAGCAGCTATCTGCGCGTTGATGTCAGCCCTCACAGCTGAGCCACTACCGTTTGCAACAACGCCGTCTGCTTGAGGAGCCATTAGGAAGTCTCGCGTGTGCCATATCCCACCGCAGTATAACTGAACCGTCGATTTATCAACTCATCGCCATCGAAGGTGCCCTTGAAGGTGATGTTAAAACCAGTAGCCGTTGGCTCAGACATTACAAAGAAATCCTCGGGCTCCATGTCTAAAGCAGTTATGCCAACAGAAACGCTGGTGTTGCCGTCAACGTAAAACGCCTTATCAAACGTCACGGCCTTCGTGCCTAAGCCAGACTGCATGACCGCACTGTTTTCTGTCCGCCGCTCAATCTGAAAAGTCACTCCTAGCTCATCGACTATTGGCGTTTGATCGTTTCGCTCAGATGTCAGCACAGCCTTAAATTGGAAAGACCTACCGACGAAGGAATTGTTTTCAAGCGGTATCCAGTCTTCAAACACTAAATCAGACTCTTGCCGTATGTCAGCAGCATCCTCGTACTGCAGCTTATCGCCGTCTTCGTTGACGATTTCTCCTAGTGTCTCTGCATTGTCAGACTTCCGAAAATAGACCTGAGCGTTTGTGTTGTCGGGGATGTCGCCATCAAAATCAGACCAGATATCTATATTCTCAGTTCTATCATCAATTAAATCGCTTAAATATAAGCCACGCTCTGACAGGACTCGCTGCATCCTGACACTGTACTTGGCCCCTAAATCAACAGTGTTGAAGAAGAAGTATTCACCGCTTAAAACCTGCGCTCCAATAAAGTCAAAGCTTGTCAGAGCGTCTACGCTTGGCACAAGGTCGAAATCCCCGTCACCGCTTAGCACCAACCCATCGTAGGAATCGTCGTAATAAACATTGCTTGATTGACCAGCAAACGCACCGTAGTCTGCGTCCTCCCTAAAAATCTCATAGTTGAGTCTAGGGATAGGGTCAGGCACATTGATAACTGCGCTGATTGCAGAAGAGCTTCTTTGCCCTTGCTCGTTCTCGAACTTAATTAAATACTCACCGTTCAAAAGCGGCAAGACAACCGAAGTGGTTCTAGCTTCAACCTTTCGCAACAGCGTGCTGTTCTGCCAACTGCCTGAGCCATCAGTTTTTGAAGAATGCTTAATCATCGCTACAAAGCTTTCAATCTTTTGGCCACTAGCTGTTGGCGCCCATCGCAAAATGACCTGGTCAACACCAAATACCTCAATCTCTACCTCTTCTGGGTCAGGAGGCAATACAAGTACAGGCTTATCGTCAACGTCATCGCTAAAACCACCAACCGGAATCTCTCGACTTACGCTTGCGAACTCTGACAAGGTATTGTTTGGTGGCAAGCCAACAGCCTGCACTTCAGCAAAAAGAATCTTGCCCGGCAGTAAATTGCCTTGAATAACTACTGAGTTGTCGTTAGTGCTGACATATCTAAAGTTGCCACCCTCGCCAATCTTGTATCGAACCTTAAAGCCAGATACAGCTACGGTTGATCCACGCTCCCAAGCAAACGTAATCTGGTTTGTAGTATTCCTGCCATCATCAATTTGCTGAGCCCGTAACTGAAGATTAACGGGCGCTGCTGGCTTGCCAGTAATTGTAGAAACACCCTCAAAACTTAATGACGCGTCATTTTGTTCAACAATGTTATAGATCGTGTCGACATGTCTGACACCAACAATCGTGTAAACCCCGCCTTCACCTTCACCAACAGACAAGCAACGATATTTACGCAAAACGTTCGAATCGTTTTTTATTGCGTACAACGCATTGTCAGGTGGCACTTGCGTGAAGTTAGAACTCAGCGTGACTCTGGTCCCACTAACGCCAGAAATGTCCCGCGTCTCGACGCTGCCGTCTTTCATCACGACTGACAGCTTATTGTTTGAACCAGAAGGTAACGTTGCTGTTTGATCCAAATCCACAAAGCCAACGCGTGCTCCAACAATGCGACCAGCTAAACGAGTGCCAAGGCGCATCTCATCTGACACCTCAAACACTTGACCAGGCAGTACGTTCAAGCCTTCTAAGCCAACAGAAAACGTAACCGTGTCATCATGCAATTTTTCCGATTGCATGATCCATTTGCCCATGCGTTGCGCCTGAAACTTAGAAGTACAGCCAAAAGCAACGACGCTTTTTTCTTGCACGCCATATTTTTCAATAAGCGCCGTGTCCTCGATACAAACAAAATTTGGCTTATAGAAATCGTCAGGGTCGTTGTAACGCACACGAACGCGTGTGCTGCGCGTTTTTAAGGATGAACCGCTGTAGGTAAAGCTGCCGTCAACCACGTTTGAATTGCTAAAAACATGGATGACACTGGCAGACACACCGCCATGATCAGCGGCAATCTGCACGTTATCAGCCTTCCAAAAGATCATTCCACGGAAGACACTTGCCATGTCTTGCAAAACGTTATATGCCTCTGCTTGCGTGCCAATAACAGTGTTGACAGCAAAGCGTGCTTCCTGTGAACCGTCTGAGTTAGTAACAAGATCGTTGCAGTATTTAGAGACCTCAATTAAATCTACCCAGTTGAGATTCGACGCTTCTATAAAGTCACCAGCCCCGTAGCGACTGTTGGTTAGCAGATCATAAAAACAACAAACAGGGCAAGTCGTATAAAACTTACCAGACTTAAGACTGCCGTCAAAAGGCTTTAAATCGCTATATTCGAGCCTGCCATTAGGCAGCGCTGTAGCATTAGACGGAATACTAACTTTTTTGCCCTTTATGTCATAACTTCGCGCAGGTAACGTGCCGTACTCTTCGGAATCAAGACTAAGAAAAGCAAGCGCAGTGTGAGGATATGTAGCTCTAATGTCTGTACCAACAATAATGCTAGTCCACTGCAAATCATTGGCGCGAGCATTTTTAAGCGGTGTGTCTTGAGGCAGGTCTTGTAGATCAGTTTCTCTTATTTCGAAACTTTTTTCTTTGTCTTTAAAATCAACTTTGCGTACACGTATTTTGTAACTACCGCTTTTGTTGCCTTGTGCGTCTGCAAGTTTTATCCTAGGAGTCTTAAACTGAAACGGAGAAGTTGATATTCCTTTAATAACGTTTCTATTAGCTATCACGTCAGGCGCATCAACACCTGGCATGTCTACAACTTGAAAACCGTTGCCTCTGTCGATAGCAACTTGAAACTTTATCCTGCCAAAAAAGTATTGTCCACGCGCCAATCCTTCAACAGCCTGACAATACAGACGTGGCACCGTAAACACAAGCTGCACAAAATCAGCGTCAAGGTCTCGTATCTCTCGCGTAACCTGACCTGGGCCATAATCCCTAGAAATAACTTTATCGTTGTCGTCAACTTTTTCTGAATACGGCGTACCAACAGGCACACCGACAGGTTCAATGTTTGTCTGCACATCGCTAAGCAACGAATCAGCAAACGACGGCTGCCGCTGTACTCCATGCCGCTGCTCAATCAATACTGTTGGCGGCTGGTCGTTTTGACCATTAAACTGCGCCCCAGTTACAAGAGCTTCATTAAGGAAGACTCCTTTCCGTATATGCGCCAAGCCTTCAATTGGCCCTTCACAGAGCGCATCAATGAGCTTGATATTAGTCTTTGAATTAAGTGCCATTGGATCTAGAGAAGGTTGTAGCCGTAACCGTTGATTGTGAACGTAGCCTGGTCGTGAACAGCTACGTCTATCAGCTCAACCTTAAGATCTAAATCTTCTCCAGACTTGCCCTCCACCTTTGGCATCTCAAGTCGGTGGCCAACGCGGAATGGCTGCGTTTGATTGGTCAAGCCTTGCAGGCTAACCTCAGCGGTAGCAACAACCGTATCAGCCATTCCAGTCGTAATCTCAGCTGTAATCTTGTACCTGATATAACCGTCGATCTTTGTTGTACCGCGCTTGCCAGCAAAATCGTGCAAACCATTGTTAACCTCTAAAATCACGTCGAGTTTTTTGCGACGGTCGTCATTCTTGTATTGCAAAGCGTTTACTGACGTTTTATTAGTGTCGTATTCAGCACCTTCTTCTAACGGTGCAGTGAACGTGTGATCTATCAAAACACGCTTCCTACGGGCTGGGTCTGTACTGTTTATAGCTTTTGGATTTCGTCGGCTATTTAAACCGCCACAGTCTTCCAACTTGTTTGTAAGCTCCTCCCCGTTTACCTTCAAGTTTTTTGTTGTAGGCTCTTGAGTTGCTGTCTTCAGCGGATCAGACTCGTCGGTAATATCTAAATTGATCGCTACGAGATGGCTGCCAGCTATTACGCGGCCATAGATGACTGGCACCGTTGCACCAGTCCCAACCGTGTTGGCAGGGCCAGTAAAAGCATACGACTGAATACCAGACGCACCACGCGTAATTCCATCAGGGCCTGGCCCACGGACATTAGTGCCTTCGCCTCTAATTCTGTTAGCGCCAAGGTTGCCAAGTTGTAGCTGCGGTGAAAGCAAGCTTGCAGTGCCGCTAAGGACTAAACTCGCACCAAGAGCAGCTCCAGCAGTGCCAACAGCCGCAGGGACAGCACTTAATGCTGTTAGACCTGTTGCTTTAAGGCCCAAAAAACTTGCGCCAGGTATTAAAAACGACGCAGCAAACAAGCCGACACCAGC